ATGAATTTTGAGAGGTGTTATATGTTTACAAATAAGAAATTAATTCGATTTGGTTTATCGTTGTTTGTATTTTTAGGGATAATTAATTTTACAATCAGCTATTTCCAAACATATCTTGAAACAGCAGCAGATATTAAATGGGTAATTCCAGAAATTTGGAAAACTATTTTACTAGATGTTCCTCAAGGTATACTTGTTCTTTTAGGCGCAATTGCTTTATATGATTTCACAAAAGAGGCATCACAAAAAGACGCATCAATCTAAGTGTGTCTTTTTTCTATTAGGAATTTCATAGAGAGTTTTGCTGGAGAAATAGAATGAAAAGCCCTAATAAGGGCTTTTTTCTTTGTAGGAATTTCTTATCCGTCATAGAAACCAGTTACTTGGAGGTGTTATAGCGAAAGGCATTTACAGTACAGAAAAATCTAAGCGGCAGACGGAAATATATAGGATATGACAACATAATTATTGAGAAATTAATTGAATTTAGTAGGTATGAAGATATGACGCTAGAATTCATATTTTTTAATTTTTATTTATCCCGCATTAACGGGCTGTTCGTAAAAGCCTGATTGGTGAGGGCTAATAATCAGCGGGGGATGAACTCCCCCCACTGATTAAAGTTTCACTTTATAAAAATGAGCCCATAGCAAAAATAGGTATATGAACAAGGTGCATCATTTAGTGATAAGTCATACTTTGTTGGTGTACGTATTGAACTTAGTTTATAGCACTATTTTTACTTAGATGTAACGAACAGAAATATAGGGAAGCATTAATGAGGTTGTATTTTATAAACGGAGGTTATGAAAATGAATCAGTTTCAACAAGAACTACAAGCGTTAAGTCTTAATGATTACCGGTCTGGAAATATTGTCTATTGGGACCAGCAAAACCAATATCCATATTACTATATTGAAGATGCTGCTCGTCGCTGTGGCGGTTGTGGTCGTTGTGGTGGTTGTGGTGGAGGTCGTTGTGGCGGATTCCGTTGTATTGGTTGCTTCGGTTGTTTTGGTTGCGGAGGTTGTGGAGGTTGTGGAGGTTGTGGAGGTTGTGGTGGTTGCTCTAACTGTTTTGATGGTTTTAGTGGTACTACTGATACTACTGGTACTATTATAACGTATGAATATTGATTGCATTTATCCTGCTATTTGCAGGGCAGTAAGACCCTAAAAAAATTCAGCGGGAGCAAAGAGAAGTTAGGTGGCGGACTACCCATAAAAGCCCAATTGGTGAGGGCTAATTAAAGTTTCACCTTATCAATTAAAAAACATTAGTTTTATATATGTACGTGCCGACAAAGAATATAGCCATTATTATAATGGATATATTCAATCATTCAAGTGAAAGAGTAACAATAAGATATATAGGTGTAATCAAGAGGTGATGGATAAAGCAATGACTAGATTTAAAATCTAATCATTGCTTTTTTCTTATGGTTTTATCATCAAATATCTGTCTGGTTTAGGGATTGATTCCTTCTAGCTAATGAATTCATTACAACTTTGTAAGGTTAATGTAATGTTAATCGATAGTAAATGAAGATGCTTGAGTGTAATTTAAATAAGATTAAAAAGTACTGTTTATCTATAAAATAATCGGGTAAATAATATGTAATTAGGAAGTGTATGAATATGATTGAACTAAAATCTATTATCCATTCGTATAAACTAAAGAGAAAAATAGCTAAAGATTTATACGGAAAAAGAGATGAATTGACACTGTTATTAAATGAATTTAATAAAATGAAATGTACAGTAACATCTGAAAAGAAGAAAAACAATATATTATCTCGTTTGCAACTAATTTATCAAAATATGAAATTAGATAAGCAGTATCCTCTATCAGTTGCTTTTGATAGTAAATTATTGGAGCGATTAGAAAAAGAACCTCTACATACTATTGAGGATGGTGTAACATGTTTACATCTAATGTTAGATGTGAATTATGAGAAAATAAAACAATATGGTTCGAGTACAAGTAGGTCATTTGTTCCATTATCGCAGTCTTCTATTTGTCTTGCTGATTGTATTTGTTTAACAGGAGTTGTAGTAGGTTTACTAGGAGCAATTTCATTTGGGGGATTACTGTTATCTATATGTTCAATTACATAAAGGTTGATATTTGTAAAAAGGGCACCGAATTAAGGTGTTCTTTTTTGGTTTTTTTGTAAAGATATTGTAAATGATAAGTACAATGCATTAAGTGTAATGTATAATTCGAATGTATCGAAATTCAAATATAATAGAGGTGTTATACATGATAATTACTTTGAATTTTTAAAAGAGTCGGTTTGATAATAATTTATGTAGATAAACAGTTTTTACGTTTCTTTTAAATACTTGGTTTAAATGGATTAGATTAAGTAACTATTGTTCTAGCTTTTTGATAATCAAGACAACTGAAGAAAGGAAGGAATCATTTTATGAAAAAATTAAGGCTGCTAACATTTGAAAATATAGTAGAACCCCTTTTAAATGAAAAGGTATCATTTATATACTTTCCTATTGAATGGCTGGACATCGTAGAGATACATTATAAGACATTTTTATTAACGAGTAAGTTGAAACGTTTGAATGAAAGATTGTATGATATGTTTTCGGATATATTGTTTATTCAGCATAACCCGTACGTATTAAATGAAAATACACCATGGATTGTATCGAAAGAACCTATTAGACAAGAGCAACTCGATTATATTTTTCAAAGTTGGTATGAGATTATTCATGATTGGAAACCAAATAGATTAGTAGAACCACCAAAATATGAATGGCAATCCGATTTGATTTCTAATTTGCCAGTACTACATGATAATGAAACGTATTCTAAGTGGGTGCCCGCTTTAATCTCACATATTTTTTGTGAGCGTCCTATATATTTAGAAAATACAAATGAAGAAGAAATCTATTTTTCCCCTCTTAGATCACAAAATATTTGTGAGGCGATGTCAGGGCCGATAAAAGATGAAAAAACACAAGATTTTTTCTCCTATGTATATCGATTCGAATGCATAACCCGCGGTGGTGAGAACGCTCCATTATTAAATATTTCAATAGGGATTCGGAGATTTTATCAAGAATATAAGATGATAGGTTAAACAAACCTTGATATAACAACGTTTGTTTGACCTATTTTTATGAATTGCAAACATTTTGCAAACATACGTTATCCAAAGATGCTTTTACCAAAGTTTTTAACGGCTTCTTCTTGCATATTCGGTAAAACATGAGAATAGATACTTAATGTCATTGAAATATCTGTATGACCTAATCTCTCACTGATGATTTTAGGGTTAACTCCTTGTTTAAATAGTATAGTTGCATGTGTATGTCTTAAATCATGGAATTTAATTTCTTTTATACCTACTTTGTGTGTCGCCCTAATGAAACCTTTTCTGAAAGGTGCTCTTTTTATGATTCTTCCAAACTCATTACAATTTATTAAATCTTGATCTAGATAAGCAGAACCAAACCTTAATTTCTCTTTATTAATTAAAATTTTATGTTTTTTTAAGGCGGCTATTGTTTCATTAGGTACAGGAATTGTGCGTTTTGACGAATTTGTTTTTGCAGTTTTTTTGATTTTATTGTCATGACCAGATGTTTGATTTATTGTAACGGTATGTTTTTCAAAATCAATGTCCTGCCATCGTAACCCTAGAACTTCTCCTAGACGCATACCTGTAGTTATTGCAAGTAGATACCCAATGTGATATCGTGATTCTTGTGAATGAGCTAAAAATTTTTTTACTTCTTCCTCTGTCCAAGTCTGGATAGGGGATTTTTCTTTTTTAGGTATCTCAGCAAAATCTGCTGGATTTCGAGACATAATATTTTGTTTTACGGCTAGGTTTAAAGCGCTCTTTAAAATTCTATGCATAAGCAGAATAGAATTGCTTGCAATCCCTTTATCCATCGCAGTCTTATAACATTTTTGAATGTGTATAACATTTAATTGATGGAGTGCAACCATTCCTATACTAGGTATAACATGTTGGTTGATAAACGCCTTATAGCCAGCAAAGGTACTCTTTTCTATGCTCATACTTTTAATTTCTAGCCAATGATTTAGATAATCCTTTAACGTAACTTTAGATGGTTCTATAAAAGTTCCTTCATTCAACTCTGTAATTTTCTTTGCCACATCAGCCTGTGCTTCTTTTTTTGTCTTATATCCAGAAAACCATTTCTGTCTTCTTTTTCCTGTCTCTGGATCAGGACCGATATCAATAACAATACAATACTTATTTCCTCTTTTTCGAATATGTCCTTTCACTTAAAACACTCCTTCATTTGTTTTGAATCATGTTGTATAAGTCTAGTTGTAATTTTGCTGCTATGAAAATTACATAGTTGGACATATCAGCGATGGATACATTTTACCATATATAAGTAAATTCAGTTATAGGATATGATTGTAAAATAATACTAATTTTATCTTTACAATATACGGAAAATTCGGTAATATACTTGATGGAATTATAAATCAATTCAAGGGGGAAGAAAGATGAAAAAGTTATTTACAGTATTTTTTGCACTAGTATTGGCATTTACAGTTATTGGTACTACGCCAGCTATGGCAGCGGGAGACGGGAATGCACAAGTTTATTATAATAATGAATTCAATATAACTAATTATGTGTTTTCAAAAAAACCTTTATTAAATAGTCCAAGTGATCCAAACCCAGTAGGTTATGTTGCTTGGCAATATGTTACAGTAAAACAAGCATGGTTTTTAATTGATACATCTTTAGGGCCTAAGTGGGTAGGATATAATGAAGATAATGGAGTCTTGCTGTGGAGTAGATTCGATGCGGCTCATGCGAAGCTTTTTATTAGTGAACATAGAGTGGGATTACATAATGATCCAAGTGACCCTCGTGTAGTAGGTTATGTAGCAAATCAACATGTCACAGTAAAACAAGCATGGTATTTAATTAATACATCATTAGGACAAAAATGGATTGGTTATAACATGTAAAAGGCGCTCATTATGAGTGCTTTTTTATTTGTATATATAAGTCTAGTTGTAATTTTGCTGCTATAAAAATTACATAGTTGGACATATCAGCGATGGATATATTTTACCATATATGAACAAATTCAGTTATAGGATAAGATTGTAAGATAATACTAATTTTATCTTTACAATATACGGAAAATTCTGTAATGTAATTAATGGAATTATAAAGCGATTCAAGGGGAGGAAGAAAGATGAAAAAGTTATTAGCAGTATTTTTCGCAATAGCATTAGCATTTACGGCTATTGGTTCTACACCAGCTATGGCAGCAGGGAATTCTGATGCAAGAATTATATCTTATGTCGGAGTACTACAAAACTATATTTATGGTAAAAAGCCACTATTCAATAGTCCAAGTGATCCAACAATAGTAGGATATGTAGCTAATCAATATGTAACAATAAAGCAACCATGGTTTATTGTTAATACATCTTTAGGGGAAAAATGGATGGGATTCAATCAATGGGAATCTTCACTATGGCGTGATTTTGATGCAGGCGCGGGACGTTTATATGTATCAGGAAAAGTGGCTATACGCAATGATCCGGGCTCTCAACCAGTAGGTTATGTTGCTAATCAAAACGTTACAGTAAAACAAGCATGGTATTTAATTAATACATCATTAGGACAAAAATGGATAGGTTATAATTTGTAAAAAAGCGCTCATTATGAGTGTTTTTTTGTATATATAAGTCTAGTTGTAATTTTGCTGCTATAAAAATTACATAGTTGGACATATCAGCGATGGATACATTTTACCATATATGAGCAAATTCAGTTATAGAAAGTGATTTCCATTACTTGTTAATAAGTAGTTAGACACGATACAATATTTAAGTATTCAATAGTAGAAATAAAATAGTAGAATTAGTAATGTATATTTAAAAGTTATAGAGTTTGAAGGAGAGGGAATTATGGTTACAAGTAAGGTGTTAAAAGAAATATATATTTCGGAGGATAGTGATATATATAATGAACTTTCACCAGTTGGGAAGTTTAGTTTTTTATTTGATGGATACATTTTTCGAGGGGAAAGTAGCAAATATAAGCTTTTGCCAAGTGCTTTAAGAGAAGATGAACAGAGTTTTAATAAGCTTTTCGAATTTGCTGGTCTAGGAGGCGAAGGCGGTATAACTTATACACATGATCAAAAGAATCATGAAAATTTTTATCAAATTGCAGAATTAGTTGCTCTAAAAAGATTTTATAATTTAGCAGATTTAAAAGGCCTTAATCTTCCAGATGCCCCATTTTTAAGAGGAGATATATTGAATGATTTTACTTTTGGTTCAATAGCGAAATTAGGCGATGTCTGGATTCCTGATGAAATGTTGGAAATCGCAGCATTAGCGCAACATTATGGAGTGCCAACCCGTTTAATTGATTGGACAGTTAATATTTTTACTTCTTTATATTTCGCATCAATAGGTGTTATAAAATCAGGTCGTGTAGATGGAAATATGGTTTTGTATGCGTTGAACTATAAAATAATAGAGTTCTTAAAACATACCGATCATAAAATACCCTTACGTTTAGTAAGACCGGATAATTATCGGAATCCTAATTTGAATTATCAAAAAGGGGTGTTGAGTTGTTGGTCATACAAAACGAGTAAAATAAAACAATTTGGAGTTGATTTAGTTGATAGACGTTCATTAGAAGTTATTATCCAAGAATATGTAGATAATAATAGGATTCGCTGGGATGATCCAAAAGTAGAAGAACAGCCACTTATATATAAATTTTATATTCCACAGTCTAAAGCATATGAAATTTATAATTTAATTACAAAATTAGGTTACGGAGCAGATAGTTTATTTACAGGATTCGATGGAATTGTTAAAAGAATCGAAGAAGATGTTATTTATCATAGAACAAAGAGGTAAATAAATGAAAAAAGAGCCATAAGGCTCTTTTTTATTAGTAAAAACATGTTAATTTTCACCGTTATGATTGGAAAAGATTTCTACTACAATCGACTCATAAAAACTCTTTTATTATTTAAAAACAATTAGAATAAATGCTCTTATAATAGTGAGATATTTTTAGTAAGAACATGGTTTTTTCGAAAAAAACTTTCTCAACATGAATTTACTGTTAATGGAATGAATGTTCTAAATCTTGTGATAAACTGATTTTAATGAAAAATAAGAACGAAAAAGACCCATAGCGCAGCAAAAGTAGTGTGCAGCCACTCTTATGCTGTTCCCTAATGTGGATAGGGAAAACTCTTGCCATGAGTCAGCCCAAGTATAACATAATAATTAAAATGAAATCCTCTATGGTACAGTTTTTCTATTGAGAAAATTCGGGAAGGTGTCTCGCGTTCAAGGAGGCTTTAGTATGAATAAGGTAATAGGTTTTGGAGGTATTGTTTCAAGTGAAGACTTGAATTCAGCGAAATTGTCAAAAATAACAAATTTATCGCAGTCGAATTTATGGAAAACGTTGAATGGAAAAGTACCCATGACTTTTACAAAACTTATGAAAATCTTGGGTGGACTTGATTCTGAAGAAAAGAAAATGGAAGTAGTTCAGGAGTTCTTGAACAGTACCAATAAAGAATCGGATATAAGACTTGCTATGTATTATTTATATTTAGCAGGTTACACAGAACTACTTAGTATTCTTGTTGGAAAAGAGTATAAACAATCAGTAACAAATAATTATAGAGAGATTTTTCGTGTTTGTTTAGATAGACAAACTCATTCTTTAAGATCAGGAGAATTCCTTAAAGAAATAGAAGTGTTGCGTACAAAGGTGAATTTAAATAAACCAGGGGTAAACATACTAGTGAATACCTTAAGTATTTATGGTTATTTTGATTTAGGAGCATACAATGTTTTAACAGTATTACAAGGGATGATACAAGAAAAAATTAATGATATGCCAAAAGGTTTAGAAAAAAAGCTAAATGAGGTAGAGCTAAACATAATATGTTCATATGCATATTTAATGCAAGATGAAGTAATTATGGCTAGAGATTTATTGCAAAAAGTTTTAGACGAAGAAGGAGTTCCGCGTTTATTAAAAGCTACAGCATTAAGTATATTTGCTGAAAGTTACATTTTCTGTGATCCTGATAAAGCATTGTATTATTTTGAGCTTTCACTTATAGAATTGAAGAAAATAAAAAATAACAAATCATTACTTAAAAGAAAATTAGTGGAAAATACTAGCTCTTTTTGTTGTATTATTCATAATATTCCTGTAAAATCGGAATATATACATCATGATGCTGAAAGGGCGTTAAAGTATATACGTCAGAATAAGAATAGTGAAGCTGCAGCAATATTACATCAGATTGCTAACCGTACTGCAATTCAAGATTTTTATCTATCGATAGCGACAAATGATGAGGTATTGCGTAGGAAAGCATATCATCGATTCTTAAAAGACGGCAATTTATTTTACATAAAAATCTTTGATATCTTAAAGTGAGGGACAATGAGTATGAAAAAAATAGTAGCTAGTTTAGTTATTGCAGGTACACTTGCATTATCAGTGTTATCTGTTGGTTTGGTATCAACTAAAGATAATAAAGCCGCTGAAAAAGTAAAAGAAGTACAAATAATGAAAATGGACCCAGGAACTTTAGGATAATAAATGATTTTAAATGCCATTGCATCTAAGAATGCGATGGCATTTCGTACGTTTAAGGAGTTATTCATTTTCTGCATTTTGGCATTTTTGAATAATTTAGGGTGATGGGGGAAGAAGAGTGGAGCGTATGGTAGAGAGCACATTATGGGAAATGTTAAAGTTGGAAGTTTTAACGAATGATGAAGAAAAGAAAAAGGAAGTGGAGACTATTAAAAGTATAGTTAGAAAAGAAAAAAATGATTGTTAGCCCAAATGCTGACAATCATTTTTTATTAGGGGCCACAGCAGCCTTCATCATATCCAATAACATATTTTGCTTTTCTTTTGGCATTTTTTCTAACACATCAATAAGCTCATTGAATTCTTTTCTTAATTCAGTATACTGAACAGCATTTAACTCTGGATCGTCAGATCTTCCTAATAAGAAATCAGCCGATACATTCAAGACATCTGAAATTACAACTAGAAGTTCATTAGAAGGAGAACTATAACCAGTCTCATAATTAGAAATAGTAGTTTTATTCATTTTAACGTCTGCATTCATTTTTTCTTTAATTTTTAACGCTAATCCATCTTGAGTTAAGCCACGTTTCTTTCTAGTCTCTTTTATCCTCTGTCCCAAAATAGTCACAAAATCACCCCGTTAATATATATTCACCAAAGTAGGCGAAAATAATTTACTAAATAAAAGTACAATTAAATTGTACTTTGTTTATAGTACTTTTGCATTAGTTTTTTCAATGGTTTTGTTTTAGTTTTTATATTTATGAATAAAAGTACAAAAAACTCAAATATTATTATTGACAATCCAAAATTATTGGACTTATAATAAATATAAGAAGTCCAAGTAAGTTGGGTTTTAGGAGGTGTCATCGTGGGAAAGAAACGTCATAATTTAATCAATGCTCGCAAACGTAAAAAATTAACTCAGGAGGCATTAGGAGCGCAGATAAACAAAAAGAAATCCGTAATAAGTAATTGGGAAACAGGTTATGCGACCCCTACATTAGGTGATGCATTACAGTTGGCTCAAGTATTAGAGGAAGATGTTTTTATTCTTTTTTTAGGAAATGAAGTCCAATAATCTCAAACATTATATAGGAGAGTACAAAGAATACACATTTAACATAAATTTCGAAGGGAGCAAAACAAAATGGGATTAGATCAAATCATTAAAGATTCAATCCGTGAAGTAGTTCGCGAAGAAATCCAAGCGGCTTTAGCGCAGTTTCAGCAACAATCACAACCAAACAAGGTAATGAGGGTGAAAGAAGCAGCTGATTATCTTAACATCGCTGTCTGTAGAATGTATGAATTAGCAAGTCACCCACAGTTTCCAGTGATTAGGGAGGGGCGCAAATTACTTTTCCTACAAAAGGATTTAGAAGCTTGGCTTGAAACACAAAAGGAGGTGATTTAGTGGAAGATACAATGTCATTAGTAGCATTCGCAATGTTTATGGCATTTAGTGTATTGCTACTTTACATTACTTACGAACCGATAAAAAGATGGGCTTGGAGTGACATAAAACAAAATAAAAAGACCCACGGCAATGGGTCCTTTAGAAAAAACAAGTTGTTATAAGTATATCACGGAAAGTAGGGAAATAGTACATGCGTTTAATTGAATATCAAGTACTATTACCTAATAAATTCTGGAACTTAGCAGAGAGCAAGGATGAATTAAAGCAAATGATTGTACAGTATTTCAAAGTTGGTTATCCGCATTATGAAATTCAACGAATTATCAAAAGTGGACAAGCATATGTGGCGGTTTGTACTAGGAGGTAAATGAATGGCTACTTTTCGAGTTAATAAAGATAAGAACTACACAACGATAAATAATACAGGTCTTAAAGATAAAAGATTAAGTTGGAAAGCAAAAGGTATTTTAGCGTATATTCTTACGCTTCCTGATGACTGGGTTTTTTATAGAGAAGAATTATCTAGGCATGCTAAGGATGGGCTAGATAGTTTAAGAGCTGGGATGAAAGAGCTAAAGGAATATGGGTATCTTAAAAGATTTCCAGTGAGAGATGATAACAACAAAATTGTGAGGTGGGAAACAATCATATACGAAGTTCCTCAAAATGATCCAGTGGTGGAAAAGCCACCAGTGGAGATTCCACCAGAGGGAAAGCCACCAGTGGAAAAACCACCGGTGGAAAATCCCAAGCTACTAAATACTAAAGAACTAAATACTAATAAACAAAATACTAATATACAAAGTAGTAGCATCTTCTCTTTCTATGAAAATAATTTCGGTATTTTAAATTCATTCATAGCCGAAAGTATTTCGCAATGGATAAACGATATGAACGAAGAACTTGTGCAAGCAGCTATGGAACGTGCATTGAAGCAACAAAAAAAATGGAATTATGCTGAGGGCATTTTAAAACAGTGGATTAACAATAACGTGAAGACTTTAAAAGATGTTGATGCTTTAGAAACGAAATATCAACGAACTAAAGGAGTGAAAAAACGTGTCGGAATCAATTGGAAGAGTGATGACTCGGATAGTGAATACATCGGCTTGTAGTGAAGAAACAGAAGGGTATACATGTGAACACTGTAATAAATATATAGCCGCAATCACTGTAGAAGTTCCGCAGTTACGTATTAAAAATAAAATACTTCCTACATGTGAGTGTGTTGTAGAACGTGAAGAAACAAAAATACGTGAAGCTCAAAACTTTGCTAAAAAACGAGAAATAGAAAAGTTGTTTAGTATCAGTAATTTAGGAGAAAGATTCTCGAAAAGCACATTTGAATCATTTCTAGATAGAAATGGATCAGAGACAGCTTATAAAGTCGCAGTGAAATACGTGAAGACATTTAAAGAATGGAACGGGGAATCGTTAATGCTTTGGGGAGAACCTGGTAATGGTAAAACACACCTAGCAGCCGCAATTGTAAATGAGCTTTCTAAAAAAGGATACATTGTCGTCTTTCAAAGTGTTCCAGAATTATTGCAACGCATTCGCAGTACGTTTAACAGCGAAAATAAAGAAAATGAAACACAAATTATGAGAGCTCTTTTAGAATGCGACTTACTTATATTAGATGATATTGGAGCGGAAAAAACTACGGAATGGGTAGAAGAAAAATTGTTCAATATTATTGATGGTCGGTATAGAAAAGAACTTCCTACTTTATATACGAGTAATTTGGAACCAAAAGAGTTGAAAAATCAAGTTGGAAAACGTTCATATGACCGAATGGTTGAAACAAGTCTAACTGTAAAAAATGAAGCCGCTAGTTATAGAAGAGAGATAGCGAAGCAACGTTTACAAAGATTTATAGAAGCATAAAAGGAGGGAAAAATATGTGCGCATTATGTCATGATACAGGAATTATTCGTAAAGAAACTTATCCGGGTGTAATTGAAACGAACGGTTGTAATTGTGAAGTGGCAAAGCGACAGCAAGCGGAAAACGATAAGCGTTGGCAAGCATGGTTAATAAAATTTGAATCAATGAAACAAGAATTAGAAAGAAGCAAACAACAAAAAGCTAGTTAACAAGGGGGAGTAATATATGAAAAACAAAACAATTTTAAAAGCTGAACAGTTCCATGATGATTTGTTAGAAGGTAAGAAATCATTAAATGACTTAAGAGAAGAACTAGGTTTAAAGAAGATAAATGAACCAGCATTCAATACTTTGTTGAAGGTCAAAGTAGAAAATAAAAGAGTTGTAAATTTGGTACATCTTAACAAAGAAGAATTTAGTACGGAAACCATTCATATCCGGGCGCTTCCAGCAATTACAGATTGTTTAAATGAATTGAGAGTTTTTAATTATCAGTGTGCAAATACGTTTGAAGAATATGAAGAATTAGTGAAAGGAGATTGCGAACTAATAAAAATGACGATTAATAATTATATTGATGCAATGGGAAAAGCGATGCTTCATTTAGGTGAGTTTGTGGAGAGATGGAAAAAATAACTCTCCGTAGCGCCCACTACGGAGAGTTATGATCAATAAATTTCTTTAACTGCAAAGTTAATAATTTCAGTTGGATCTTCAGGGTTTCTCTTTACTACACAACGGATTTCACCGGATTCAACCAATTGGTCCACAACTTTAAGCATGGTGTCAGATGAAAGATGTTGGAGTCTTTCGTCTGACAATAAAAATTTCATATTCAAGTGTTTTTGAGAATCTGGATGTAATAAATCCCTATTTTCATTAATGATTTGAAGAATTAGTTCTTTGGTAGATTCATAAGCCATAGTTTTACCTCCTTTCCAATTATATGTTTATTTTACATGAATTTAGCAATGAGGTTGTCTGAAAAAAATAATAAGGGTGATAAAAATATGAAAAATACAGGTGTTGCAAGAAAAGTGGACGAGCTAGGTCGTGTAGTAATTCCAGTAGAGTTACGCAGAACTTTAGGGATTGTCGAAGGTACGGCACTAGATTTTCATGTCGATGGGGAAAACATTGTTCTAAGAAAATATGAAAAGTCATGCTTTGTAACGGGTGAAGTTTCTGAAACCAACATAGAGTTGCTAGGTGGCCGAATGTTTTTAAGCAAGGAAGGGGCAATTGAATTACTGGATCTTATTCAGAAGAGTGGGATGGCATATGCCTAAGCAACTAAACATTTTCGATGTAGAGCCAGCAATTTGTGAGTTCGATGTAATGAAGGCAAATGTGAAAAGAGGTACTGGACGCACTACATATGCTGATGTACGCGTCCAGGTTCCAACGAATGCAAAGTGTACGGATGAATTACCACACACAACTAAACAAGATGATCGTTATGACATCTTTGAACAATATGTAATGGCAATATGGAGATTTCAAAGAGCTGTAGATAAGTTTTTCAATTGGGATACAGCTGAAGAATTGTGTAAGGCAGCAAGGGATAAAAAAGAAATAATTCCGGTACGGGTTTATTTAGGAAGTGGCTTTAAACCTGATGTTGTCGAGTACATGCGGTAGTAAAAGGGAGAGGGACATATGAAAAAAATAGAAATTGATGTTAGTAGTAACAAACTTTTAATAGTGAAGGACGGAAATGTCACAGCGGTAAATCCACCAATGAGCGGATTTGGTGAGCAAGTTGCGGTTTGGGTAAACGGTAAAGTTGATCGTGTGGATACTAAGTTTACTGAAAAGATAAAATAATTATTTTTAGAAAGTAGGTTCGCTTATGAGTGTAGCAAGAAATCATGAAGCGATGAAGGAATCACGGTTGAAGGTATACATCGTTTTAGAAGAAGCTAACTTCATTTGGGATGAAAGAGATGTAATTCGTTTTCGTGAAATGTGGAGTCAGGGCATGAGCTTGCCAAAGATGGCAAAAACGTTAAGAAGGCATCAAGCGGAAGTTGCACTCCTTGTAATAGATCAGGCTGATAAGTATTTAATTGAAAATCGTCCGATAGGATTAGGGATTTGCTAAACAGGAAGGGGAAAATAAAATGAATGCTATGGAAAACGGTGTATATGAAACAACTAAATTAGTTAGTGAATCAAAGGAAGGACAAGCTGTAGTGAATATCTATCAAATTAGTGAATTAGATCAATATCAAGAAGCGGCATTACGTACATGGAATACAAATAACGATTTTGTTGGACGTGTTTTAAATGCAGCATTAGGGCTTACGGGAGAAGCTGGCGAGGTTGCTGATGTTGTGAAAAAAGCAATTTTTCATGGTCATGGATTTGATCCAGCTCATTGTCCAGGAGAGGAAGAAGGGAATACACATAAAATCGCTTTAGAGCTAGGGGATATCTTGTACTACATTTCAATCATGTCTCACGAAATGGGGTATACCCTAGAAGATATCGCTCAAATGAATGTATCTAAATTAGCAATAAGATACCCAGACGGATTTAGTCGAGAAGCTAGTCAAAATCGTGTAGATATGAAATGAAAATTGTAATAAAAAAGAGCCATGAGTGGAAAGGCTCATAGCTCTTTTTTATAAGGGTAATGATCTTATATATAAATATTATCATATAATCCCAAAAAATTCAATGTTAGTCAATTAAATGGTATAAAATTTGAGTTTTATTAAGAAATGGGGAACGAGAAATGGCTATTGAAGCACATAAATGTAACGTTAAAGGATGTAATGGTCTTGTAGTTTTTGAAAATGCTGATTTTGATTTGCAAAATCCTGACACAATTAAAGGAGTTTATGCACTTGATGATCCTACTTGTAACGTTTGCGGAAAAGAATTTTTAGTAGTACCTAGCTATTCTGTCATTGATCTTGATGTAGAAACACAAGAATTTGAAGAAATTGAACCAGCTTGTATTACTGAATGGCAGAATCAAAGATTTTAACCAAAGCGTTATTTTAAAATTAAAGAACGCCCAAGGGAGCGCTCTTCGATCAAGACAATATTGAAAAATACTCTGTAATTTATGTAATCTTTTTAGCTTTGTGAGATTAATCAAAAGTTTTTTGACTTGTTTTTGGATGGTATTACATTTTGTTCTATTTTTTCGTAAAGATTAAGTAATTGTTTGATGAATGTAATTTTCGGTGTTAACCAATATGAAAATATCGCTGAAATAATTCCTATTAAAGCTCCTGTTATGACATCGAAAGGATAATGAACTCCTACCCAAATACGAGAAATAGCTACGCAGAATGCAAGTACAAGCCATAACCATCTAGCTTTTTTACGAACAAGCCAGAATGAAAAACAAATTGAAAAAAATAGAATCGTATGGTCGCTAGGAAATGAATTATCTACTGCATGATCGACAAGTTTATTAACATTAGGTAATACTGCAAATGGTTGATAATTCAAATGCAAATTCCCTGCTAATTTTCCAATTATTTCAGCAGTTACAAAAGCAACCATCGCTTGAATAATCATCATTTTGTTTTTTCTAGATTGAGTAAACCAATAAGCCATAATAATTAATCCTAAAAAATACACCATATATTCCGCCAAAAATACCATAGTTGAGTTTAGGGATGAATATTGCTTCCCTAAATCATTGATTGCTCGAAAAGCATCAATATTTAATTGAGAAAAAGACATTTTTAATTCGCTCCTTACTGTGTGTCTATAACTTTATAAGGAAAATTATAGTAAAGAGTTTATAGTGAAAAAATTGATTTCAGTGACATTAGTATTACAAAATTGTAAGGATTAGCTCATTAAAGATTTTTAATAAAATAGTTATTTTGTGTTAATTAAAAAAATAGAGAGCTCTTTTTAAAGAGCTCTTGACCAAAAGTGATCTTGAATATGAATACGCACAATATTGTATGCGTGCTATTCAGGTAGGTGCAAATTTAAAACAAAATTCTTATTGTATGAGCAAAAATAAAAGAATCCGTTTGTTATAAACGGATTCTTCCCACAAGGTGTGCAAGAAATTCAAGGTAACTGGACCAGAGCCACCTGTGGAATCTCTTGTGATAATACTGTATGCAAAGGAATCAATAAGGTTAATGAAATTTAAACAAAATCCTTATTTTAATTAAAAGAGCAGCTAGCAAAAGCTAACTGCTTGTTGAAAAAAGAATCCACCCCAGATTATTTACTGGCAGAGTTTCAAGAAATAAATGATTAAATTAATTTAATTTTTCAATTACAATCGAAGCATTTATATTTGTTTGTGTTCCACCCGCCAAAGTTTGCAAAGTAACTGCAGCAGCGGAAGTATGATTATTAAGGGTAATAATATCACCTGCTGCTAAAGTGAGAATTGTTTGCCCATTGTTTTGTTGAGTACCTGCACCTGATCCATAAATGGAGTTGGTAACGGGAGCCCCATTTAAAAAGAGGGCAAATTGATTAGGTTCAACTCCTGATACAGAAAAAGAAATTTTATAATCTCCAGCATTAATAACTGTCATCTGAGAAGTTCCGAGCGTATGAGTAAAACCGGATGTGATTCTACCGTGTGAATTAAAAAGAATAGGTGCTTCTAAGGCAACAACTTGAGCTGCTGTATTGAAAACATAAGCATACTGGGATAAACCAGATACTGTAAGACCGATAGGCCCAGTAGGTCCGGTAGCTCCAGCGGTTCCTGGTAATCCAGTAGGTCCAGGAATGCCTTGGATGCCTTGAATACCTTGAAGCCCAGTTGGGCCAGTCGGGCCGATAGGTCCAATAAGTCCTGGATTACCTTGAATACCTTGGATACCCTGAATTCCAGTCGCCCCAGTTATTCCAGTGGGTCCAATAGGACCAATAGGCCCCGGATTACCTTGAATCCCCTGAATCCCTTGACTTCCTTGAGGTCCAGTGGGGCCAGGAATGCCTTGGATACCTTGGATACCTTGGATACCTTGAAGTCCGGTTGGTCCTGGTGACCCAGTTGGTCCAGTGGGGCCAGTCACTCCGGTAGGTCCTGGTGGTCCCCCGGAAGGTCCAGTCGGTCCCGTTGGTCCTGGCGGTCCCCCGGAAGGGCCGGTCGGGCCAACAGCTCCAGAAGGTCCAGTTGGGCCTGCAGAACCAGGAATCCCTTGAGGGCCGGTCGGGCCAGGAATCCCTTGAATGCCTTGAATGCCAGGAATCCCTTGAATGCCTTGAATCCCTTGAATTCCAGTGACCCCCGTTATTCCAGTGGGTCCAATAGGACCTTGAATGCCAGGAATGCCTTGGATGCCTTGGATACCTTGAATTCCAGAAGGTCCAGTTGGACCAATAGATCCAGAAATCCCAGGAATCCCTTGAGGTCCAGAAATACCTTGAGGCCCAGTAGGTCCCAGGTTACCTTGAATTCCGGTAGGTCCCGTAGGTCCTGGAGGTCCACCAGAAGGCCCAGTTGCTCCAGTTATTCCGGTAGGTCCCGTAGGTCCCGTAGGTCCTGGAGGTCCACCAGAAGGTCCTGTCGCTCCGGTTATTCCGGTAGGTCCAGAAGGTCCTGTCGCTCCAGTTATTCCAGTAGGCCCTATTTGAGGTAAAGGAAAGGGTATGTGACAACAATGCTTTTTAAATTTACTCATTTTTACACCTCCCTTATAAATTAACTATCAATTTATATTTATACTTTAACAACTTATGAGTAAACAGACACACGGGTGTAAGGAAAAAACCTATGAAAATTACATAATAGGTTTTAAGAGCAAGCCTCTATTTTAAATTCCATACCAAAAAGAGCACCATATATAAGTGCTCTTCGGACCAAAACTCTTAATGTAAAAGGGTACGTGATATCATATGTAATTTTTTCATGGGCGTGAAGTATTTGAACAAAAACGCTATTTTATTAGAAAAGGAGAATGAAAAATGAATAGACCAAAGGTAATTCAATTAATAGCTAAAGTGATTTTTGATGCTTCTGAGAGTGGAAAGAATTACGGGTGGATGTGCGAACTTGATAACTCTTTAGATAATTTAGGTGAAGAGCTGGATGTTAGTAATGAAGAAATTTATGACACTGTATTAAAACTGAATGGTCCTGATCCAGTTGCAATCAGTAAAACAGAAGAAGGGACTTATAAAAGGACATTAGTAGAAATGCATTATCCCTGGGATATGATTAAAGATTGGTCCGAAGAGGATTGTGAGGCGGAAATAGGGGCAATCGATAGTTCAGATGTAATGTAACAAAAATTTCATTTTGTAGAAAAGAGGAATGGATATGGAGGATACTCTAGATCTTTTACAGGACTCAATTGATTTATTAATAAACCTTAGAGATTGGATGTATGTTATTCCAAAAATGGAAGCAAGAGGGTTTAGTATTGGTAAAGAATATTGGTTTAACTATGAAGATTTTAAGATGTTTAGAACACCAGATGAAGTCGGTATAGCTGTTAAAAATGATAAAGGGGCCTTTGAACATTTCAGCTACAGTGAATTTTTATCATTCTTTGAGCGCATATGAAAAAGCAGCTAGCAAAAGCTAACTGCTCTCCAGAAAAGCATTAAGAAGGAAGTTCAGAACTCAAGTACATTTATATTTATAGTATGGACAAGGTTTAGAAATTTATTCGAGGAGGAATTGATATGAAATACTTTGAGTTTAATAAGCATGAATATTGGGCTATGGTTGCAGCTGAAAGCGAGAAAAAAGCGTATGAAATTTATCAAACTGAAGTTGGCGGTAACTCAATAGCTGAGGTTATGACAGAAGGTAAAGTGGAAGAGCTTAAAAAGGATGTAGCTTTTGGAATGTATATAAATGCGACAATAAAATACGGAGGGAAACATTATTTTGAAGCGGCTTGTGACTTTCATTCAAGTAATAACACGACATTACTAATTGATTCGTCACTAGCATAAAAGAGCAGCTAGCAAAAGCTAACTGCTCGGTTCTCCAAGGGGGAACAAGGAGAAAGTAACTTAATGGGTTGTCTACAGTATTGACGGAATATTGAGTTTTATTCAGGGGGGGGGAGAAAGAAATGATTAATGAGCTGAAAGTAGGAAGTGTATTCCACTTTTGGATACCAGTTAATTTAGGATTTGCACGATCAATGCACAAAGCAGAAGGTGAATACTTAGGTGAATACAATGGGGTACATTTAATTACTCATTTCGATGAATATTTGCGTATGCATGTAGTATCTGAATTAACTACTGGCTTCGGAATCACAAACAGCTTTAAAAAACGGTTTGCTATCGAAAAAGCCAAAAGAAGAATTGATGAGAATAAGGAACGTGTTGATTTGTGGATTAAAACAGCTAATGCAAAATACGGGGCATTGAATGAAGTAATTTCAACAAAATAATCCTTTTAATAGAAAGAGAGGTTAGGAGAATGACTAATTTAAAGAAAAATTAGTAAAGCTATCGCGCGTCGCACAAAGGCAGTAGAGAAATATCAAGTTGATAACGCTTGGAGAAATATTTTTGTGAAAGCCGGAATAATAAAATAACAGTACTGGAGGGATAGAAAATGAATAGTAAACAGTTTTTTGGAATGTATTTGGCTCTTTACTTAATCACCATGTTTGTGACCTTTAGTAATGCGAAAAGTTTCATAGAAGCTGGAATTATTATGGTACTTGTAATCTTGATTGCGGAAGTTGATCATAGATATGGATTTTATAAGGGAAGCAAAAAAGCTAAAAGCAAACAAATATAGTCCGGCTAGAAAACTAGAGGACACCAATTCATTAAAGCAGCAATTAAGGCTGTTTTACGAATAGGTGTCCTTTTTATTTTGAAAAGGGAGATGGGGAAATGAAGGTGTTAAAGGATCAATTACTTGAATGGAAAAAGAAATCCAAGCAAGGAAAGAAGAAAAACAAGAAAAAACAAAAAGAGAAATTAAGCACTCGTGATATTGAAGATTTAATGGGGATGCATAGACCTTGCTATGAACGAAGACGTGGAGCAATAAGACAAAAGTAATTTAAAAATAAAAAGGAGTGGTCTTACATGACTAAACAATTATCTTTCTTACCAAAAATCGATAGAACAGCAACACAAGAGGAATTAGAACGTGTGTTGGAAAGTGTACGTATACATAGACAATTTGGGATGATGCGTAAAGAAATGAAAGTCACTCCTTCTTATGAAATACGTGAGCATGGTCCTACACATACAGTTGGAAAACCATTGGAAGATGTTGCTATAGCAAATATTCAACAAAGTAAACGAGAAGAGTGGCTTGAAAAAATGTCATTAAGTATTGATCAGTTTCTAAATCGATTAGGAAACGGACGTGCAGGAAGTATTCAAAGAGATATTATTTATAAACGTTATTTAGAAGAAGAGGATGTGTGTGACTACATGGTTTATAACGAGATAGGGATGTCAGAGCGCACTTATCGACGTTGGAAGTCTAAAGCGTTTTATAAACTTGCTTTTGCACTAGGATTAGAAGTTTATGAGACAGAAGAAACTGGAGGTAATAAATAATGAATTTTGTTCAACCGATACGTGATTCAGAGCAAATACAACAAATTAAAGAATATCTAAAAGAAAAGAATGAACGCAATTATATTTTGTTTGTAATAGGAATTAATACAGGGCTACGTATTAGTGATATTTTAAAACTGAAGGTTGGAGATTTAAATGGCAGCCATATATCAATGCGTGAAATGAAGACAGGTAAGCAGAAACGTATTCACATTACTGCAGCATTAAGAAGAGAGTTAAAGTGGTACATTGAAGATATGGAAGACTATGAGTATATAATTAAGAGCAGACAAGGAAAGAATCGACCAATCGGAAGAAGCATGGCATATAAAATACTTAGTACCACAGCAGCAAAGTTTGGTTTAGAAGAGATTGGGACACATACATTACGTAAGACATTTGGATATCATATGTACATGCAGACAAAGAACATAGCTTTGCTGATGGAGATATTCAATCATTCAAGTGAACGAGTAACGTTAAGATATATAGGAGTAAACCAAGATGCAATGGATAAAGCAATGACTAGGTTTAAAATCTAATCATTGCTTTTTTTGTTTAAGGATAACAACACATGCTTATCGACTTAAGAACCGAAACTTACGCTTGAACATAAAATCAAATTTAGATGAGCAAAGCTATTTCAAGTGAATAGAATCCACTCTTTAAGAATACATAAAAAATATATATACAAGCGTAGTCTAATCACTACATCATTGGCGAAAGTAGAATTCTATAAATTTTGGAGGAAGAGATATGCAAAAAAAGGTTCTCCTGTTTACAGATTTAGGGATTGATGATGCATTTGCTATACTGTACACCTTTTTTCGTAAAGACATTCAACTTGTAGGAATTGTGGCCGATTATGGAAATGTATCAAGAGAAAATGTAATAAGAAATATTAACTATTTAAAGTACATTGCGGGAAGAGAAGAAATACCTGTATTCCTTGGTGCTTCTGTACCGTTGACAGGTATATTAATTCAGTATTTCCCTGAGGTACATGGAAAAGTTGGATTAGGACCTATTATTCCACCTGAAATTTCATATCCAGTTTATCCTTTAAATGATATTTATCAAATTATAGAATCAAATTTAGAAGATCTTACCATTATCAATTTAGGAAGACTTTCTTCGCTAGCTACGACTTTTGTATTAAATTTAGAAACAATGCGAAATGTAAGAGAATGCATTTGCATGGGGGGAGCTTTTTTCTATCCAGGTAACGTAACTGCTGTGGCTGAAGCTAATTTTCACGCAGACCCTTATGCAGCAAACTTAATTCTGCAACATGCAAAGAACTTGACAATTATCCCTTTAAATGTGACCCAACATGCGATTGTTACACCCGAAATGGTCGAGCAAATCGATGCATTTCATCGGAATACACAGGATCTTGCAGGACTCATCATTAAACCTATGTTAGATTATTATTATAATTTTTACTCCAAGTCTAATCCAGGTATAAGTGGAAGTCCTATGCATGATTTTGTAACAGTGTGGTATTTGCTAAATAGAGAGGCTGTTAGCCTTTCGAGAGTACCCATTAAAGTAATTCCTGATCAAGGGGAAGGGTTTGGTCAAAGCATTGCAGACTTTCGTTTTGTTACTAATCCAGGTTATAAAACGCATAATGTAGCTTTTCAGTTTGATTATGAAAGATTCAGGAAGGATATTATGGAAACGTTCTTAAAGAAGAGAGTGTAAAAGACTTTATTCATTTTATTTAACGTATAGGAATCCAACTTTTTAGGTTGAAATTCTAGCTGTATCTCATCACTATCAAGCTAATAAAATAAAATCCCGCTAAAAATAAAAATCCACTGACTATTTAAAGTAATTAAATGCAGTGGATTTTTATTTTTGGAGTACATTAAAACTTTAAGTTGGTGTCCATGTTATTCTATTCCATTCTATACAGTTACTCATTTTTATTGTGTTGTGTAACTCAAAAGAGGAAGTGTTATGAAGCTATGAATATCAAAGGCTGTAGCATTTGGCTTAGTTACACAAAATACAAGATATGGGTAAGTCATTAGAGAAAGAGCGTGGCAAGAGAATAGTTGCCAAAAACTAATAAATTAGGTAAAACAGTTGCAAAGAGTAAATTAGGATATTGGTAGGGAAAATAAGTGGCAGAGTCGTGACCGCTTTTTGGCAGTAAATGTGCCGGTTGTTTTGGGATTCACGTGATATATTTGTATTGTGAGAAGTGGCGGAAAACACAACTCACAATGTTCCTTTATAAACTATATGTTGTCTAAACGATTTCATAATGATGGCACATAAAATCCGAAACCAGCAGATGGTAATGATTGAATGTTACCGTTATTAGGGAGAGCTTTTGCTCTTCTTTGAGCTAACAACATCCTAGGTAGACAGAATCAGGAGAACCTGATAAGTTTTCCGATGGTGTCTGTCGCGGTTGTTAGCTGAAAGAAGAATAAAACTTCACATACCGTAATCGAAAAATAAATAAGTAAATGATAGTAAGCATCCATTTGGGTGCTTTTTTATTTTGGAGGAGGATGAACGTAAATGAAGCCATACAAAGATACTATCGAATCGTTAGAAGTATTGTTAGATGTCATGAAGTCTTTAGATATGTTAGGCAAAGAGTATGTGATTAAGAAGAAAGTAGAACGAAGAATAATGAAACTTTCTAAAACTGAATTTATCTATAACACATGGGAAATAGAAGAAACAGACGTAACGCCAGGACAACAGGAAACCGTGGAAGTAGAAGAATGAAGGAGTCAATGACTAGACATTACTTAATCAACTCATTAGTCAATTGGCATGAGAGTATACGTAAGAACGATATTCAGAAAGCTTATAACGCAATGAAGGGCTTGAGTGGTATGACGAAGGATGAAACGCTTAAAATGATTCATCTTTACTATGACACTGGATACAAGTGGTACGAATACAAACATCCAAAGTTACGTGAGTTATTAGGAGAATGGTAAGGAGTGAGGGAATGCATATTGAGTTTACAATTCCTGAATGGTTGTTCTGGTTAATTGGAGTACCAAGTGGAATAGTTATACTGTTCTTTACTTATATTGGTTTCGTATTCTATCGGGCATTTTGGAGGTGAGGATAGTCAATGCAACCTCTAACAATACAAGAGATAAATAAACTATATGAGCAAGATGACATCATTAAGTTCTATAAGCATCCTTATTGGAGAAGGAACATTAGGATTAAGGCGTTAGAGAGAGACAATAGCGAATGTCAGGAGTGCAAGCGCAAAGGTAAGTATAGCAAAGGTAGGAACGTCCATCACATCAAGGAGCTGAGGGACAGACCAGACTTAGCTTATACATTAAGCAACCTAGAAACACTATGCATTCAATGCCATAACAAAGAACATGGCAAAGAGAAGAACATAGTAAAGAAGCGCTGCACGATAGTAGATGAAGAGAGGTGGTAAGTGTGGACAGCCTAACGATACAAGGTAACACGTATGAATTAAATATCATAAGACAAATAGAACGCAAGAAGCCAACTGATAGAACGTTTGCTGATGTAGGATTATACAAACGATTTGGAAATGATATCTACACAACATACAAACAGATCAGACACATATGTAATCCAAGAGCATGTGAGAAGACTACACTTGAAACAGTAAAGAAAAGTCTACGTGAACATTGGTTAGAACATTATCTAAATATGTCTTTAACAGAAGCTCACATTGTTATTGAATATGCTGAGCTATTCTTTGGTTTAGCTATAAAATAATTTAAGATAAATTTCCTGAGACACCCCCCGGGTAAATTTTAGAAACAATTTTGCTGGGGGACCGAGCAACGCGAGGGGGGATTTCTCTTTTTATTTTCGCGTTACGCGCGTGGGAATAGAAAAAAAGGCAAAAAAAATACCATCCCTTCTCTGGGATGATTAAAATTTTCGATATGTATTTGTAATCAGTGGACCGTCGCCACTGTTTCCTTCTAAGTAAAACTATACATGATTATTCTCGTCTTTACAAGTGTCATTTTTAAAATTAATCTTCGAAAAAATCCAATGAAAAAGCGGGGTGGTGATATTGTGAGCGGAAAACAAAGTAAATATAAATTAGCGTTCAAAGATTTCTTAGAAGGTGTTAAATACAAGGATATCGCGGATAAATATGGCGTATCTGTTAGCACTGTTAAATCATGGCGCAGCCGTTATTGGGAAGACATGATAAATGAAAAAGGTCTAACAAATGTTTCGGAAAAGGTTGCAAAACTTCAAAAAAACAGAGAAAAAACGCTTAGAAATAAAATAAGAGATGATTTATATGAACAACTCGGCACGAACGGTATCATACACGCTCATTTTATGGATTTAGTAGAAGATTATATGTCATTTTGGGATATAAAAAACAGATTGATAGCTGATGTAAAAGATCGCGGTGTATCTGTACTAGGCGCTAATGGATTTATGAAAAAAAACGATAGCATTAACGAGTTGAATAAAACTAACACGCAAATGTTAAAGATTCTTAACGAGTTAGGACTTAAGGCGGTAAGTGAGGATGATGACGATGATGCAGAAGTCTAATCTTCCTTATAAATATCATCCTTTCATTAGTGAGTACATGCATGCTGTGGAAAGCGGATCTATCCGTTCTTGTAATGAACAAAAACAATTAATGACCTTAGTTCGAAAAACTTTAGATGATCCAAATGTTTATGTTGATGTTCAAGCTATTGAGGATAGTGTTAATATCCCAGCTAAATATTTTCCATTCGAATTATTCGCATGGCAACGTTTTGTTAACGCTTGTGTGTTCGGCGTTCGTTATAAGGACACCAACCGCCTTGTTTGGAATCAAATATTAATACTGATGGGACGTGGCGGTGGTAAAAACGGATATGCCGGATATTTAAACTTCTATATGCTATCTAAACAGTTTGGTATAGATAGATATCACATTGAATGGATCGCGACATCTGAAGAACAAGCAAAAACTACATTCGATGACGTGAAGGAAGTAATAGAAAATCCTGCAAATAAGGTTTTAAAGAAATCATTTAGTGCTACAAAGGTACTAATTAAACATAAAACAAACAAATCTCACATGAAATTCAATACTTCTAATGCTAGAACGAAAGATGGACGACGTCCTGGATCAGTTTGGTTCGATGAAATTCATGAATATGAAGATTATAAGTCGATTAAAGTATTCCGTTCAGCCTTGGGTAAAGTTAAAGATGGACGAACTTTCTATTTAACAACGGATGGATATGTCCGTGGTGGCGTTTTGGATGATATGAAAGAGAAGGCTCGAATGATTCTAAGTGGCGAAGTTGAAAGGAGTAAGTTATTCCCCTTCATCTGCAAATTAGACTCCGAAGAAGAAGTCGAAGATATTGCAAACTGGGAAAAAGCCAATCCTTCTATTCGAGATAATATGGAATTATTCGAAACGATGAAAGAAGAATGGGCCGATTGTCAAACCAACATTCCTATGCATGTTGAATTCATGACAAAACGGATGAACATTCCGAAGCAGCTATTTCAACATAAAATCGCTACTTATGAGGATCTTCTTGCAACAGATCAACCTATACCTGATGATTTACACAAATATGAATGTATTGGTGGTGTAGATTACGCAGAATTACGCGATTTCTGCAGCGTCGGTTTGCTATTCAAACGGCAAGGGAAGCGTTATTGGATTCACCATACCTTTATATGGCATCAGGCATTGAAAATGCAGGATATTAATCAAGATATTATAGATATAGGTGTGGAAAAAGGACTCTTCACCATCGTCTATGATAAAGAAATCGAGCCCAAACGTGTTATCAATTGGTTTTTAGAAAAATCGAAAACATACGACATTAAGCATATCGCGATTGATAAATTCCGTTCTGTAATCTTGAAACCTTTATTAGAAGAAGCTGGTTTTAACGAAAGAGTTGAGATAGTAAGGCGCGGGCAGTACATTCATGCTATGTTAGACCCATTAATCCAACATCTATTCATAAATCATAATATTGTTTTCCACGACGATCCTGTTATGCGTTGGTATTGCGGGAATGTTTATGTGGACGAACTAGGAAATGGCTCAAAAGAATATAAAAAAATCGACCCTGTCAAAAGAAAAACTGACGGGTTTTTTGCGTTCACACATGCGCTCAATTTCGACGGTGATCTTGAAGACTATGCAGTCGATTTAAACGATATGCAAGTATGGTCATTCTGAGAAAGGGGGTGAAAAAATGGGAATTCGTAATGTTTTTAAAACCTTTTTAGGAAAAAGTGATAATGGAACAGTCCCGGATGTTGATTGTAGTGTGATGACACTTAAAGCTGAAATTGCTTACAAGAAATTGTATGTTAACGCTGCTATCGATTTAATTGCTCGTAGTTTAGTAGCTTGTGATTTTGAAACATATAGAAGTGGCAAGTTAAAAAGAAGTTTGAACTACTACCAATTAAATGTGGCACCAAATAAGAATGAAAATGCCCATGAGTTTTGGTATAAGGTTGTCCATCAGTTAATTTACGAAAAGGAAGCGTTAATTTTACCTATAGGTGAGGAACTGTGGATAGCTGAATCGTTTCATCGTGAAACTACGAATGGTTTTAATGAGTATGTTTATAAAAGTGTTTCGATTAACAATCAGCTTTTAACGAAGGAATTTAGAGAACAAGACGTTCTATACTTGAGCCTTTCTGTAGAGTCAATAAACAACGTGATTAATAGTTTATATAGTTCATATGGACTATTACTAGCTAAAGCGATGTCAGATTACAAAGGCAATGGAAGAATACGTTATTTGTTCAGAGGCCGTTTCATGAATTCGTTAACTGATGAAAACGGAAAAGCTTCGCAAGAACTTTTTGAAGAGAAAGCAAAAGATTATATGAATCCTGAAAAGTTAGCAGCAATCATGTTCTTACCTGACAACGTACAAATGGAAGATCAAAGCAAGGACCCACGTAATTTAGATACGAGGGACATCAAAAACCTTGCAAAAGATATGTTAGATTTCGTGGCAACTGCCTTCCACATTCCTCCTTCATTACTAAGTGGAATAAGTGAAGGTGGCATTTCAACTACCGGTAATCCTACTGGCGATTTAGATAACTTTATCATATTCGCAGTAAGACCAATAGGGGAAATGATTACTAACGAATATAACAAGAAGATGTTTTCTAGAGAGCAATATTTAAGTAAAACATACATTAGATTCAACATGGACAACTTCAAATTGTTCGACCTTACTAAGTTTGCTAATTCCGTTGACAAGCTATTTGCAGTCGGTGGCATGAGCATAAACGATGTATTAGAACGTTTAGGAAAAGAACAAATAAAAGAAGATTGGGCTAATGAACGTTATGTTACTAAGAACTATGAGAGAGCAAGGATAAGCGGAACTATGAACGGGGGTGAAGATATTGGAAATGGAAAAGATTCAACCGAAGTTCCTAATGATGGACAACAATCAACAGGACAATAGTAAATCAGTCATTTATATGTATGGGAATGTTGGTAAAGCTCCTTTCGGTGACATTTCTTCCCAAGGTGTAAGAGAAATGTTAGATGGTGTTACAAATGACATTGAAATTCACATCAATTCAAATGGTGGCGATGCGTTTGAAGGGATTGCAATTTGCAACTACTTAAAAAATCACCCTTCTAATGTAACTGCCGTTATTGATGGTATAGCCGCTTCAGCCGCTTCATTAATTGCGATGGGTGCTAATAAAATCGAAATGCCTTCTAATACCACTATGATGGTACATCGTGCATCGACATATGCATTCGGTAATGCTGACTCATTAGAGAAGCAAGCTAAAATGCTACGTGACGTTGACGAAGCGTTAATTCAATCTTATAACAGCCGTTTTAACGGTGAGTTTTTCCAACTAGAAACACTTCTAGACAACGAAACTTATATGACCGCTGAAAAAGCTAAGTCATTCGGTTTCTGTGACGTAATCACTGATTCAATACAATCAAGTGTGGACAGTGAATCTGTAATTACAAATGAAGTTGAAGAACAACCCATCATCGCATCTATCGAAAACGAAGGTGACAAACGTACTCAAAACGCTGAAAAATCAGCTAACTTTATGGTTTCACTATTAAAATCTATTAAACTGTAGGAGGTAATTTACAATGATTAAAGACTTAGAAACGAAATTTGAAAATCAACAAAATTTAAGTAAGGTTTTAGCATCTGGTTCAGATGAAGAGGTGAATGATGCGTTAGTTGCATTCGCTCAAGGTATTCAAGAAAAAATTTTAGCACAAGCATCAGTACAATCTAGCGATCAAGCTATCTTAGCTGCTCGTGGTGGACGTGCTTTAACTAGTCAAGAAACGAAATACTACAATGAAGTAATTGCAGGTAACTCTTTTGCTGGTACTGAAGCATTAGTACCACCAACTGTTATCGAACGAGTATTTGAAGACTTAGTTCAAAATCATGAATTATTATCTGAAATTACATTTGTTAACGTCGGTGCTTTAACTGAATGGATTCTGAAAAAGGGTGATATCCAAACTGCCTTCTGGGGTAAATTGTGCGCGGCTCACAAAGAACTTTTAGATGAAGGTTTCGAAACGATTAAAATTGAGGAATACAAATTATCAGCATTTATGCCTGTATGTAAAGCAATGTTAGACCTTGGCCCGACTTGGTTAGATCGCTACGTTCGAACTGTATTAGTTGAATCTTTAAAAATCGCTTTAGAATTAGCTATCGTTCGTGGTACTGGTAAAGATCAACCTGTAGGCATGATGAAAGATTTATTAACTGTTACAGGGGGCGTACATGCTGATAAAGCCGATACTGGTAAGTTAAAAGACCTTAATCCTTACACTTTAGGTAATATCATGGCTCTACTTACTAAAGATGGTAAACGTAATCCATCTAATGTGTTACTAATCGTTAACCCTGTAGACTACTGGTCTAAAATTTATGGTTATACTACACGACCTAACATGGATGGAACTTACACTTATAACGTTCTTCCGATTCCAGGTAAAATCGTTAAATCAAATGCTGTTCCTAAAGGTAAATTAATCGCTGGTATGGCAAAAGATTACTTCCTTGGATTAGGTGGAGCACAACGTTTAGATGTTTACGATCAAACACGCGCTATCGAAGACGAAGATTTATACATCGCTAAAATGTACGCTAATGGTCGTGCTGAAGAAAATGAATCATTCTTAGTTTATGATATTTCTGAAATGAAAGACCCAGGTACAGCGGTGACTACTCCAGCACCTACTAAATAGGGAGTGATCCTTTATGAGTGACAATCAATCACAGGCGACGTTACAGTCGCCTTTTGATTTGTTAGAAGATGTAAAACATGCACTAGCAATCACTTGGGATGAAGAAGACAAGGACATCATAAAGCTTATAGATCGTTCCGTTTATTTTATCAATGATTTAGTAGGCGCTGAACTTGATCTAGCCGTCAATTTATCCGCAAGAGAGCTAGTTATTAACCGTATTCGTTATGAATATAACAATGCGTTAGACAGTTTTGAAAGTAACTTCAGACAACCACTTTCACGATTGATATTACATGTCGCAATCGATGAAAGGAAGAAGAATAATGGCAATTGAACAACATAGAAAAACATTTAATGATGGATTTATTAGCGTTAAGGAAAGTAAAACGATCCGGAATAGCGCTAAAAAAGTAATCGGACGTGAAAATGTCGAGATTATCAGACTTAGGTTTTCGGAACTTTCGTGCCGTGAAGTTGATATTCAATTCGCTGAAAGTATTGATAAAAAGTTAGATATGAAAATTGAAACGTTATACGCTCCTATGTTCAAGAATAAGGATGTGGACAGCCTAATAATTGAATTACGAGGACATTCTTATAGCATCATTAAAGCGGATCGTTTTAAAAATAGCATGTATTTATACTTGCAAAAGGTAGGTGGTCTAGATGACACTGAATGATTTAATTGAAAAGTTTAATAGTAAACTAGTCCAGCATTTAGAGTCTTTCTTCCACACAGTAGAAGTATACCAGGACTCAGTTCAGGAGGATGAAGCGAATCTATCCACAATCAACCATGTTGTATTTGAAACAGGTGGGTTTGTTAGAGCGGGGGCAAGCGCATTTACACAAGATGTAACAGTTTATTATTTTTCGGAAAATCGTGAGGACTTAGATGTATTGCAAGTTGAGTTTATGAGTTCACTAAGTAAAACTGGCCACACATGTAATAAATCGCTCAAAGAAAAAATGAGGAAGAAAGATACAGAGTTTTTTGTTGATGTATTAACATTCGAGCTTACAAGGAATGTAAAATATGCCTGCTAATTTTAGTGTTGATGCTTCTAAATTTGAATCTTTGCAAAGAAACATTGAGCGATTACCAAACGTTGCGGAAAAGATAATAAATGAAGATTTAAAGTCTAGAATTGCACCAGTAATGAAAAAGTCAGTTCTTGGCTTAATGCCTATATCGAATAGAAAGAAAGCCCACGCTAAACTATATCAATCTATTAATGACGATAACAAAGAGAATTTAACATTAACATTAAAACCAAAATCGAAATATAGATATTTAGTTTTCCCTGATTTGGGATTAGGTACAAGTAAGAAAAAGGCGGCCAAAAAGTTCATGGAGCGTGGTGTGGATAAAAAGGTCGATTACTCTATTGAGGAATTAAATAAATCTTTAATAGAAGAAATAAATAAAACTTTAGGAGGGCAATAATATGCCAGTTACAGTTGATGTATTTGATGCGGTCGAGATTAAAAATGCTAGTGTACTTTTTAAAGGTGAACATGTAACTGACCCATTCGGTTGTGTAGGTAAATTAGATGCAGAAACAGAAATTAAATCAGTTGAAAAGAAATGCGGCGGCTTTACTCAAAAGAAAAAATCAAAACCAACACAAATGAATGTAAAAATTAGCGGTCACATGCAATTAAAGGTTATTCGTAACATTTTTGGTATTACAAACGAAGGGTTGATCGATGGCGTTTACTCATATGGTATCGACAGCTTAGGAAAAGATTTTGCGTTCGTTGCGGAAGAGCTTGACATATTCGAAGAAAACACACGTTTAATCGCATTCCCTAATTGTACAAGTGCAACAGGTTTTGTTAAGAGTGTAGAAAACGGTGCTGAAGAACTAGCCGAAGTAGAATTAGAAGTAACAGCGTTATCTGACGAATTCGGTCGTTTCTATTATGAAGGTATCGAACTACCGGAAACAGTTGCAAAAGAATGGATGACAAAATTTGATTCGGCTAAATTACGAAAAACAGCACAAACAAAATAAATTCTATCAAAGGTGCTCTTTATGAGTGCCTTTTAATTTTGATTATAGGGAGAGAAATTACATGACAAAAGAAATTACGTTATCAAATGGTGAAGTAGTGAAGGCGAATCCTAACTTAACAGCTTTAACATTATTCAAATTAGAAAAAGAAGGCATTATCGATAAAGGATTTTTAAGTACTTTATTAAACGCTGGCGGAATTCAGAACATTGATTTATTAGATACGTTCCGTATTGTTTATGCGGCTTATCGTCAAGCAAATCCTACTGGATATATGGAATTTGAAGCATTCATGGAAGTATATGAAGTTGATATGTCAGAGGCGTTCGATTATTTCGGTGCAGTTATGAAAAAAGAAGCTAAAAACAACATGGCAAAAGGTTTTCAACAAAAAGCCGGAAAAAAGGCTTAAAACTTCCTAAATTCGAAATTGAATTCGTTGTGGACTTATACAGTCTATACGTATTTATTTTTGAAATATCGGAAAGTGACTTTTGGAATTTACCCTTAAGGGATGTTCAAAGAATAGCAGAAAACAAAAGTGCTTACGAAGGGTGGAAAGCCTATATCCAAGAAAAGGAGAGTGGAAAATAAATGGCTACTCCTTCAAAAGAAACCATAATTAAATTTAAGGCTGACACCGCTGATTATAAATCTAAGATAAACGAAATGAATCAGGCGAATAGAGCCTTAACACAAGAGTTAAAGTTAGCTCAAACACAAATGAAGTTAACCGGAACTGATGTTGATAAATATAAGACTTCGTTATCCACACTTGAGAAGCAATATGATATCGCTAAAAACAAAACAAGAGAGACAGCGGAACAACTTCAAAGAACAAAACAAGTGTGGGGAGAAAATGCAACAGAAACAAAGAAGGCTGAAGAAGCGTTACGACGTGCACAAATTGCTGAAACTGAAATTTCTAACAAAATAAAAACTACTACCGAATCATTAAAAGAAGCTAAACAAGCTGAAGCATTACGAAATAGTGAAATAGGTAAGTCAAAGCAAGCGTTAGAAGGTTTGAAAACAGCCCATTCCAGTTTAAAAACTGAAGCTGATAAATTAAAATCGGCGTACGATCTCCAAGCAGCTTCACTAGGAAAGAACGCTTCGGAAACTTCCAAGGCGAAATTACAATATGACTATTTAAAGCAAGCGCAACAAAACGCTGGTGAACAGTCTCGAAATTTAGCGCAACAATTAAATAATGCTAAAACTGCATTCGGCGCTGGATCTGAAGAAGTTAAAAGGTTAGAAACCGAATTAAATAGGGCAAGACAAGCTGAATTTGAACTAGGCAGAGAAACGCAAGCTCTAGAAAGAAGAGTTGGAGACAGCTTTAAAACAGCTAAATCACACGTTCAAGAATTCGGTAACAAAGTAAAAGAAGTCGGTCAAAGTGTTTCTAGTGTAGGAAAAGACATGTCAATGAAAGTGACAACTCCTATAGCTGGCGCCATGTGTTACGCTGCAAAAGAAGCATCGAAATTCCAACATGAAATGGCTGATATTCGAAAAGAGGTAAACGCAACAGGGTTAACTTCTCAACAAGTTAACGACGTTATGAGCAGAATGTGGGATAGTTCCCTTGCTAACTCTCAAAAGTTTGGTGTTAGTACCGAAAAAATAAATGAAGGTTTACTTGTGTTAGTTAAAGACGGTTACACAGCAGAAGAAGCGATGCGAATCATGACTGTTTCTCTCCATACTGCCCGTGGCGCGAATGAAGATTTATCAAAAACTGTGGACGGATTAGGATCTGCTTATGAAGCTACAGGACAAAAAACAAATAACGCTGAGCAGAATATAGCTGGTATCAATAAGATGGCTGACATATTCGCTTATACAGCTAACCATACAAAAGCTAGCGTTCATTCTCTAACAGAAGCAATGTCAATTATCGGGCCAACTGCAAATTCAGCTGGACAAGATTTATCAACAACCGCTTCTGCTGTAGGTTTATTACAATCTAATGGTATTGAAGCGTCTGTAGCGGCAAGGGCTTTGAAATCTGGTTTCGTTAACTTAACTAAGCCAACAAAGGCTATGTCTAAAGCTATGGCGAAAATGGGATTCAGTGCATTTGATGCAAACGGACAAATGAAACAATTACCTCAAGTCATGGACGAACTTGAACACGGTTTACAAGGAATGACACAAGAACAACAAAACGCTACAATCGCTACAATATTCGGTAAAGAACATTTAGCATCGTGGCAAATACTTGTTCATAGTGGCGGCGAAAAGCTTAAAAAAATGTCTGATGATGCCCGAAATGCTACCGGAGAGGTTAAACATTTATCTGAACAAATGGAGGACACACCGGAAAATAAATTCAAAGAATTACAACAAACACTTCATACTTTAGCCGTACAATTCGGGACTGAAATATTACCTGCGTTAATGCCTGTTGTTGAAAAATTAAAAGAATTAATGGACTGGATTTCTAATCTTGATCCTAAAACTAAACAAACAATCGTAATTATTGCGGCATTAGCGGCGGCAATTGGCCCGTTATTAATAGTCATAGGAGCTACGATAACAGCCATAGGGACGATAATAACCGCCGTCGGTTCGGTAATTGGTTTTATCGGTACTCTAATAGGTTGGATTTCAGCTATAGCTGAAGCGATAGGGATAGTAGTCACCGTAATAGCTGCATTTGTTGGCGCTCCTGTCGCATTAGTTGTAGCCGCAATAGCTGCAATAATAGCAGCAGTCGTAGTAGTTATAGCTATATTTAACAACTGGGGAGGTATTACAGATTGGCTTAAAGAAAAATGGAGCCAATTTTCAACATGGATGTCAGAATTGTGGACAACAATTAGCGATGCTTGTTCTAAAGGTTGGGATAATGTAGCCCAATCGATTCAAATGGCATGGGATATGATATCGCACTGGTTTAGTCAACAATGGGAAGAGTTTAAAAATAATTGGAATAACTTTTGGGCTGAAGTTGGCAACATAGCAAATGAAATGTGGACAGCAACGATTGAATGGTTTTCAAGTACATGGGATTCGTTCAAACAAATTTGTTCTGACGCATGGGAAGCTGTAAAATCAGGTTTCTCAGCATTCTGGGAAGGTTTGAAAGAGATCGCGCAAATAGCTTGGAATATTCTATTCCAAATCATAACATTCCCTTTACAGTTGTTATTAACTGCTTTCATTTTAGGATGGGAATTAATAAAAGAACCGGTAACACAATTCTGGGAATGGATTAAACCTTACATCGAAGAAGCTTGGAATGCTATTTCCTCTACTTTTATAGAATATAGAGATATGTTAGTTAACACTATCACAGAATTGTGGAATGCAATCACAAGTGCAACCAGTACAGCGTGGAATTGGATTACTAATATAATCCGTGAAGCATGGCAATGGATCACTGATACTGTAAATGAATTTTTGGGCCCTATAAAACTTAAAATACAGGAAGGTTGGAATTACGTATTAAATATAACATCAAAGGCGTGGAACGCGGTTTCGACGTTTATTTCTGATGTTTGGAATGAGATTGTTGGATATATTAGGAACAAGATAAATAAAGCAACAGATACTGTTACAAGCGGTTGGACTTCAACTAAAAATACAACATCCAACAAATGGAATGAAATAACTTCTACTATTTCGAGAGTTTGGAATACGATAACTTCGAATATTAGTAATGCAGTAAATGAAGTGAAAAGCAGAATTGAAGGCGCTTGGAATGTAGTTTATGCCATAACTTCTGGTATTTGGAACAATGTCGTATCTAATGTAACTGGCGCTTGGGATAGGTTGTCTTTTGGCGTGTCTGGAACATTCAATTATATCTCTAACATCGTTCGTAGCAATTGGAGTTATGTTTCAGATATCCTTCAAAGTGTTTACAAACCGATTAATAGTGTAGTTGGTTTCTTTTATGATCTTTGGAATTCTATTATAAGAGTAATGAACGGTATTATCGATACGGTTACAAGAGCGTGGAATAAAGCTGGTGGCATTTTAAACAAATTAAATCCATTTAGCAGTTCTTATTCTATAAGTGTTAACGATAATACAGGAAATCAAGGAATTGCCCCAGCATCATTCGCCGCGCCAAGGGCATTAGCTGTTAATTTAAATCAAGGCGTTCCATTAGCTCCATTCTCTTCTGGAGGTGCACTAGGAGATACGGTACAAAGGATTACTAAAACAATAGGTGGCAATGGTATTCTTTCTAATTTACCTAACATTGTTAACAATTCATTGTCATTGAGTAAAGGTGTTAACGCTAATCAGCAACAACAACCACAAGAAATTAAAAATGAAGTGACTTTTAATACAACTGTTAAAAATGAAAGTGATCTAAATAAAATGTTTGAAAAAGCTGATGATTGGTTTGCAAAGAAAGGACAAATGTTAAATATCGGTATAGGGAGGGCGCGACGTGGTTGATATTCGAATAAATGAAATATTAGGACGTGACTATCTTCTTTGTATGGTAGAGCGCCCTGACATACCAACAGCAAAAGAAAAAATAGAGTTTATTGAAGTTCCTGGTAGAGAAAACGGATCATTAACAAAGAAAAATGGTTATGAAGACGTTACTTTCAAGATTGACTTTAACTTGTTAGAAGATTATAACATCAAACCATTGTTACGACGTATAAAAGCGTGGCTATTGAACGCTAAAACCCTTTCTTTTACAGATGATAACGTTTATAGAAAAATAAAAAGTGTGGAAATAGGTAGTATCGCTAATGAAATAGAAGAATATGGACAATTCGAAGTTACTTTTGTAGCTGATCCATTCGAATACGCTATTCTACAACCTTTGGAAATAACTAAGACAACTACTCTTGTAAACTCGGGCACTAAGTATTCATTACCTAAAATAACGATTTATGGTAGTGGATCAATTACTGTTACGATAAATGATGTTTCATTCTTAATTAAAAATGTAAATAGTTCAGTAGTAATTGATTCCGAGTTAAAAGAAGCATATTCGAACACTACGCCGATGAATAGTAATATGATCGGTAATTTTCCCACATTCTCTGAAGGTGCAAACACAATAAAATGGACTGGAACTGTTACAAAGTTACAAATTGACCCGAGGTGGCGTTACTTATGATTACATTATATAAACCAACTGAAACGGATTTTACTCACAATGGTATAGGTATTTTAGACGATAATATTTACGATGCAGTTATTGAAGAAGAATTAAATGGTTTATACGTCTTAAGTTTTAAATATCCGTTATTCGCTCCGCATGGATTAGAAATAGGTGGTCAATGTTTAATCAAAGCGCCAACACCTGATGGCAATCAATTGTTTCGTGTAGCACGACCTGCACCTTCTATGGGTGAATTACACGTATTTTGTTATCACGTATTCTATGATCTCGTTGATAACTTGATTGAAGATACATTTATTCAAGAAAAGGGCGGACAAGCAGCATTACAACAAATGAAAGAACGTATGCAATATAACACTAATTTTAATTTCATTAGTGATATCAATACAATTTCTAGTTCTCGTTTGGTTAGAAAAAACCCAGTCGAAGCAATACTTGATAACAGCCAGGACAACTCTTTTCTTAGTCGTTGGGGCGGGGAATTAAAAAGGGATAATTTCACCGTCCACATGCTAAGAGAACGTGGAAAAGATCGCGGTGTTGTTATTCAACACAAAAAAGATTTATTAGGATATGAAGGCGATGTTGATTGGCAAGGTGTTATAACTCGAATGATGCCTAAAGGTTTTGATGGACTACTGTTACCAGAAAAGTACGTGGAAAGCTATAACGCTAGTAAATATATTAAACCTAAAATTAGAGTTGTTGAATTTGAACACATTAAAGCAGCTATTGGTGATTATGCTGACGACGAAGACGCAGTTCCGTTACCACAAGCATATGAAATGTTACGCAATGCCGCAAAAAAAATGTACGATGAACAACATGTTGATTATCCAAAAGCGACATATAAAGTAGAGTTTCAAGAGCTATCTCAAACTGAAGAGTATAAAGATTTGGCGGTATTACAACGTGTATATATGGGAGATACAGTAACAGTTATACATGAAGAAGACGGTTTCGAAATTGAAGCTAAAGTTAATCATTACAAATACGACCCGATCAATGAAGAGTATATCGAATTGACATTAGGCAATTTTAAAGAGTCATTCGTTGATATAACAGGCAGAGTTGATAATGTTGAGAATAACTTCAATGATATTAGAGATAGCGTCAATGGTATTAAAAACAACGTTAAAGGAATGGAAAAATCAATATTAGAACAAGCACGCGAAAATGCTACGAATTTAATCAATAGCGGTTTCGGTGGCCATGTTCGTATATATCCAGAAAGAATTTTGATTATGGATACAGCTGATGAAAGAACCGCTAAAAAAGTGTGGCAATGGAATATCAATGGATTTGGTTATTCCTCCACAGGCATTAATGGACCCTATAATACGGCAATCACAATGGATGGAAGGATTGTCGCTGATTTCATTACAACGGGTGTGCTAAACGGTAACTTAGTACGTGGTGGAGAGATAGTTGGTTCTACAGTACGGACAGACAACGGTACTAACTATGTACACATCCAAAAACAATTCATACGCTTGATGGAATCGAATTTAACGCGAATGTTTATTGGTTATTACAAAAGAGCTGTTGATAGCCAAATACAACCAACAATACTTATGCATGATGATGTGGATACATCACGTTTCCGCGATGGTACTTTAACAATATCTCAATTCCCAGTGAAAGGAGAAAATTACTATACCGGTACCTTTGGTATTGTTAAAGGTTATGATGCGGATCAAACTCCACATTATTGTGCTAAATTAAATGTGGATACAAAAGGGGATGTATCTCTTAATGGAGATAACTATATTTATATTACTGGTAATAACGGAGTTACCCTAAGGTCTGATAAACAATTTAGCGCTTATACTAATACAATTCGTTTAGATTCTGTAAGCCATGTAGATATTCTTACTGGTGGGGCTTTGTTTATGAAAAGTAATCAGAATACAGAGGTCAATTCTGGTGGGCATACAATTATCACTTCTGGAAAAGGTATAAGTCAGTATGCAAAAAATGGATCATATTGGGTTGAAGTAGCCAACGGTGCTACCTTCACAGTATCTAATCCATCGAACGCATTTTGGGTAGACTCTGCTGGTGGAATAACGTTAAAAGGTGGATCTAAATCCGTATGGATGGACAGTCAGTCTTCCATTGTATTCAACTTAAAAGGAAAAAATATGCTTGATATAGTTGCAACGCCCAACGCTGAAACAGACCTTCGATTCCAAACAGTAATGCTACGAAATGGTAACGTTGAGGGATATACAACACTTCAGGTTAAAAATGGGTCAGGAAGTGCATATAACGCTGTTACAGCATCAGCTTTTCAAACGGCATCGAAACGTGAATACAAAACAAATATTCGTGACGTGCAGTTTAGCGCAATAGAAAAAATTATGGCACTTCAAATCCAGCAATACAACTTGAAAACAGATATAGAAGACTTATATGAGAAGCGAATGAATCGTGTTGAAGTGGACCCAATTCTTACAACAAACGATATAGAAACTCACTATGGGTGGATTGCAGATGATGAAAACACTCCTGAGTGTTTTGTTACAAAAACAAGAAATGCAGCTGAAATATATTCTTCAGTAGCAATTCAAATAAAGGCATTTCAAGAAGAAAAACAAGCGAAAGATGCTGAAATTCAAGAGTTAAAAGAAGAAAATAAACAAATGAACAGTAGAATTGAAGTTTTAGAACAACTGTTACTTCAAAATTTAATTGATAAGAAACCGGAGCAGCCATAAGCTGGTCTTTTTTTATTGCCTAAAAAGGGGTGGTCAAAGTGGAAGCGTTACAAGATGTACGAAGTGATGTTCAAGAAATAAAGCAAGATATTAAGGACATTCGCTTAGAGATTAAAAGTTTAGAAATGAGGACAACAGGTAACGAGAAAGACATTATCAATATCAACAAACAGCTAGATAAAATCAGCGCCAATACTACCTGGATTTTGCGACTTATAGTTGGCGGAATTGTTGGTGGCATTCTCACTTTCTTAATGAAAGGAGGTGGTATGTAATGTTTGAAATTACTGTAATAATTGGAATTGTAGTTGGTCTTTCACAAATTGGAAAAACAATTGGATTACAAACAAAGTATGTTCCGTTATTAAATTTAACGCTTGGCATTGTGCTAGGCGTTTTATTTTTGGACGGAGATATCAAAACAAATGTATTTCAAGGAATCATCATTGGACTGTCAGCAAGTGGATTATTTGACCACACAAAAATTATGAAAAAGGATGTTGATGCTAAATGA